AGGTACGCTTGTTAAAATTACAAAAGCCGAAAAAGAAAAAAAATTACAAGAAGCTAGTAAAGTAAGGGCAAGGAATGACAAAGGTCATTATATTGCAGACGACCCTAACACAGAAGAAAACGAAGCTTGGGTAGAAAAGGAAGAAGAATAATGGACAAAGAGTTTAAGTCAATAGACTTTGCTTTAGACAATGAAACTGAAGGCAAAGTAGAAGCAGTTTTCTCTGTATTCAACAACGTAGATTCTGACGGAGATGTAGTTTTACCAAACTCACTAAAATCATTTAAAGGTTTAGAAGGCGAAGTACCAATGGTATGGTCTCACAAATGGGAGAATCCTATCGGAAAAGGTCGCATAGTTCAAGATAATGACAAGGCAACATTCAAAGGCGAGTTTATTATGTCGTCTGAGAGTGGCAAAGAAGCCTATGAAATTGTCAAAGCTATGGGAGATTTACAACAATGGTCATTTGGATTTCAAGTTGATGACGCAGAACAAGGAACTTTTCAAAAGGACGGACAATCAGAAGATGTCAGGTATATAAAATCTGCTACTGTATTTGAAGTCTCTCCTGTTCTTGTTGGTGCAAATCAATCAACTTATACTGTTGCAGTAAAAGAACAAAAAGAAAAAGATGTTAAAGATGTTGAATCAGGTCTTAGATTCACAGATGAAGCTGATAATGTGCTTATCACAATTAACAGTTTTATTGATAGAGCAAAAGAACTTACTTCTTTACGCTTAGATAAAGGCAAAACATTGTCAAAGTCTGCTCAAGAATCCCTTATGCAGATTCAAGACCGAATCCAAGAAGTCTATAATGATTTAGACAACATTCTTGGACTAGGAAAAGAAGAAGCTGAGCAACCTAAAGATAATATTGACTCACTTTGGCTAAACACACAAGAAGTCTTGGCAAGAAGTCAAGGCATAATTAATGAAGGAGATAAAGTTGAGTAAATTAACAGAACTCACACAGGAACTCCACGCATTAAGAGAAAAGCAATTCGGTGCAATCAAAGAAATGAAAGACACTTTTGAAGATGGGTCTGAAATATCTGTTGAGAAAAAACAAGCTATCGAAGATAGAAATGCCGATATTGAAAAACTTAATGAAAAAGTTAATGAATTAAATGCTCTAGAAACTCAAGAAGCAAGACTTGAAGAAGCATTAGAAAAAGGTAAAGAAGTAAAATCAATGCCTATTCACAATGAGAAGGAAGTCATAGAGAGAAAAACTCTTGGCGAACAACTTATTGACTCTAATGCCTACACAAGTTTTATGAATAATGGGCAAAAGAACATTAATTCAGAACTAAAGTGGAATCCAAAAGTAGAACTAAAAACTACTTTGACAGAATCAGGTTATCCACCTGCCGTAACTAGGTCAGACTTAATCGTACCTACTGCTTTGAGAAACCCTCAGACAGTAATCGATTTGATTGATACTATTACAACAGATAATTATCAATATAAATATCTAGAAGAATCCACATTCACAAACAACTCTTCTGCAACAGCAGAAGGTGGGGCATTGGGCGAAAACGCACTTGCTTTCACAGAAAAGACAGAGAACATTCGTAAGATTGGCTCATTCTTACCTGTAACCGATGAGTTGTTAGCTGATGTCTCAGCAGTAAGTGGTTATCTTGACTCAAGATTACGAACAATGGTTAATCTTGCAGTTGGAGACCAACTACTTGCAGGAGGTGGCTCAGGTGCTAACTTAACAGGTCTTTTGAATGTATCAGGAATCAATACTTTTGATTTCTCATCATTCTCAGGAAACCTTAAGAGAGTTGGACAAGTTTATGAAGCAATTACTGAAATTCAGAAAGATAGCTTCTTAAGTCCTGACGCAATAATTATGCACCCTTCAGATTGGTATCAAGTTGTTACTGAAGTTAACGCAGTTACTACAAGTGGTAGCTTGAATCCATTATTTGTTGGTGCAGGACAGTTCGGTGGGCAAGTTGGACAAACACTATGGGGACTCCCTGTCGTGTTAGACACAACTAGACCTGCAGGAACTCCGATTGTTGGAGTATTCGGTGGAGGACAAGCGTGTCATATTGTCGCAAGACAAGGTATGGAAGTCGCTATGTCTGATTCCCACGATGAAAACTTCGTAAAAGATATTATGGTTATGAAGGCAACCGTTAGATTAGGATTCCCTGTCTATCGACCAACTGCTTTCTGTACTATTACTAACTTTTAATAGTTAATAATGGCTTTGATGTCCCATTCCAATTATGTGAGTGGGACATCTAGCAAAAAGGAAATGATGAAATTAAAAAAAGATATTTATATGAATGACGAAGGACTTTGTAAAGAGTCTGCTGAAGGTATGCCAAAAGGTTGGCGTAAAGGAAAACTTGTTGCAAGAGCAGGTTGGGAAATGCCTGACGCAGAATACAAAGCTCTTAAGTTTGTAGAAGCAAAAGCAAAAGCACCTAAAGAAAACAAATCAAAGTAGGTCTTTAAATGGCACAGTATGTTGATAAAACAGATTTTAAAGCATACATTGGTTTATCAGGGTCAGCTCAAGATGACAACATTGATACTGCTATTGATTCTGCTTGTAGATTAATTGACGCAATAACAGGTAGAAGATTTAACCAAGATAGTTCTGCCAATGCAAAAGTATTTACACCAAAGTCGAGTGTCTATCTTGATGTGCCTGATATAAGTACAACCACAGGTCTCATTGTTAAATTAGATGACAATGATGACGGTGCTTATGAAACTACTTTAACAATCAATACAGATTTTATAGTTGAGCCAAGCAATCCTAGAATATTAAAAATTACAGGTGGCACAACTTACCTTGAGCCTTACAACAAGATTACAATTCTTGATACAAGAAGCTCAGAGAGATTCGACCCAACAATAAAAAACAATGTTCAGATAACTGCCAAGTGGGGTTATTCAATAGTTCCTGAAGATATTAAAACTGCAACATTGATACAAGCCCTAAGATATTTCAAAAGAAAAGATACTCCATTTAATACTTATGGAGATGTCAATACAGGAGTTAGCGAGTTATTCTCCAAGCTAGACCCTGATGTTAAAACACTACTTAAAGCACACAAAAAGCTCACTTTAAGTGGCACAATTCTATAATTTTTTTAAATTTTTTTTAAAACCCTATAAACATTGACCTTTTTTATAAATATTTCTTATTAAATACTTGCATATAATCGTAGATTATGATGTAATTAAGTATGAATGAAACAATGAAAAATTTAGAAATCGCAAAAAACAATGGTGTTGAGTGTATAACAAGAGAACTTGATACTGTTGATGAAAATGGAAACGGAATAAACATAATTCACTTAAATCAAAAACAAGAATTTGTTAAAATGCCTAATACTTTAGGATATGCTTATTATAAAGAATTAACTTTTTGTGAAGCAAATGCAACAGAATATCTATCAATATCAGATTCTTCAATTCAAAGAATGGTTGATTATTGTGCTAATAATGACTTACAAATAGAAGTTTGCCAAGATTGTTTGGAGAAGTTCTAATGCCAAACTTTAACAATCCTGACGGTAGCTTTAACCGTGATAAATGGCTAGATTTTATGAATACTTCCATACAATCTATTCCTTTTATTAATTCTTGGAATGCAGATACTGTACATATTCAATTTAATGCAGGTGGTAAAGATAATAAAAATACAATTAGATTTGCACCTAGCTCTTGCATAGTAGAAAAAATGGAATACAATTCTGCACATAAAATTAATGGACTTCCTGTTCCATTGGATAATTACGACTTTGTAGATGTTTGGGATAACGAAAAAGGTTGGACATATTTTCCAAATAGAATAGCTAGTTATATTTCAGATACAGACCAACTATCTCACGAAAAACACGATGATGATTATATAAAAAATTATGGTTTTGAAGCTACAAACAAAGGACAAATTCAACTATTTGCTTTAGATATGCAGGGTAGTTATGTTAGAAATTTTGTTGTTGTATATCCTGACAGAACTTGGAGATACTTAGGTAAATGGGAGTATGCTTCATTAGGTTTGAAAAAATATATACCTTTTAAAATTAAAAAGAACTTAGAAAAATATAAAGAGTATGGAGTTTTATAAATAATTGTTAGTATGTCTTTATGGCAACTAACAGAAATTTCAGCTTTGAAGGATTTACACCATTAAAAAGAAAACTACAGAATGGTAATTTTACTTTAATTCCTTTGCGTCATCTAATGAATGAACACGCAGAAGTAATTACAAAGAATGCAAAGAAGGTAGCACCAAACGACACAGGAACATTAGCAAACTCTATTGACTTCAAACAAGTTGCTATGGTTGGAAGATTACCTAAGAAGATTCAGATTGAAGCTACTGCACCACACTCAGAATTTGTACACGGTAAATTCAAAAGATTACCTAGTGGATATAAACCACCACCACCTAAGAGAAGAAAAAATTGGGGTAATCCAAATTGGCGAACTAAACCACACTTCCCACCAATACAACCGATAGAAGATTGGGCAACAAGTAAAGGTTTGAATACTTGGGGTGTGGTACAATCAATCAACGAGAGAGGAACTCCCTTAGTTCCATTCTTGCTTTTAGCAGAAAAGAATACTAGAAAAGCGAGAAAAAAACTCACTAAAAAAGCTCAAAAGCAAATAGCATTGAGTTGGAAAATGAAAAGATAAGTGTATTATAAGGAGTGATATGCCAAAAGGATATGGATATGGTGGCTCAAGGTCATCAGGTAGAAGAAGAAGAAGAAGAAACAATAGAGGTAAAAAATAATGGATTGTTGTGGTAACGGTTGTTGCACAGGTGGTAGATAATGGCGTTTATTCACGGTAAAGACACCAAAGTAATTATAGACTCAACAGACTTGAGTGCTTTTCTTAATAGTGCAGAGCCTTCAAGAACTGCTGATGTAGGAGAGACTACAACTTTTGGAACAACAGGTAATGCAAAAACTTATATTGCAGGAAGTTCTGACGCAACAGTTTCTTTTGGGGGATTTTTTGACCCTACGGCAGATAATATTATTCAAGGTTTAGTTGGAACTAATGACAAAGTCGCAGTTATTGGTTTTGACGGAATAGACGCAACAGACGATTGTATGTTTGGTAAAGGCGTAACAACTAATTATGGGATTTCAAGTCCTGTTGGAGATGTTGTTGCAGTAACTTTTGACTTACAAGCAAGTGGATTTTTTAGTGGTAGTGTTCTTGAAAATGCAACAGTAACGGCTTCAGGTAACGGAACTGCTAGAGATAATGGAAGCTCTACTGCCAATGGTGGTGGTGCTTTTATAGTTGCAACATCAGTATCAGGAACTAGCACTCCTACATTAACTGCTAAGATTACACACTCAGCAGATAATGTAAGTTATGCAGACTTGGTTACTTTTACTGCTTTAACTTCAGCAGGTGCAGAAGTTAAAGAAGTTGCACTTGGAACAACAGTAAATAGATACTTAAAAGTTGTTTATACTGTTAGTGGAACAAACCCAAGTTTCAATGTTATAGTTGGATTTGGTAGAAAAAATTAAAGGAGAAATTTATGGCATTTACACACGGTAAGGATTCAGTTTTTAAACTTGATAACGCTTCAGGCTCATTAACTGATATTTCATCATTTGTAAATAATGTAGACTTCCCTGAATCAGCAGATGTTAGTGAGACTACGACTCTAGGAAGTGCAGGAAATTCTAAGACCTATATAGCAGGTTTGAAGGACTCATCGATTTCTTTATCGGGTCTATGGGACGCTACTGCTGACGCTATATTTGGTGCAGTTGTTGGGCAATCAGCAACTTTATCTTATGAATATAGCCCTGAAGGAACTGCAAGTGGCAAGATTAAATATACAGGAGAAGCAATATTAACTTCTTACAGTATTTCTAGTCCTGTCGGAGACGCAGTTGGCTACTCAGCAGACCTTCAAGTTTCAGGTGCAGTTACTCGTGGTACACACTAAGTAAGATAGGAGAGTCAGACGTATGACTAAAATTTTAAACTTAGATGACATCAAGTCATTACCTGATGTGCCGACTAAGACTATTGATATTCCACAATGGAATGTCTCTATAAAAGTCAAAGGCATATCTAAAAAAATGCAAATAGAACTTGGTAGATTAATTAATGGAGATACAACAGACGCTTTTGATTATCAAAAAGCATTGTTAAAAGCAAGTGTTGTTGAGCCTGAACTATCAGATGAATCAATAGATGAGTTGTATGAAAAAGACGCAACTGTTATTGATTTAATATTTGCAGAACTTAATACTCTTAACGGAGTAGGAAGCGAGATTGAATCAGCTCTAGCTGAAGATTTCAAAAGCGAATCCTGATTTAGTTTTTCAATTCAGATTAGCTCGTGAATTAAGAATGACAGTTGGCGAACTGCGAACTAAAATGTCATCATTAGAGTATTCACAATGGGCTACATTTTATTATGTAGAACAACAAGAGAAGGATAAACAACGAGCTATGGCAGAAGCAGAAGCTAAGAAGAAGAAGATGAGATAATGGGTAGTTCCAATATTCTTATCAAACTTGTATTAGAAGGTTTTAATAAAGCTAAAGCCCAAATGAATACTTTGGGTAAGAAAACTGACGAGTCAGGTGGCAAGTTAAGTAAGTTTGGAACTGTTGCCAAGATAGGTGCAGTTGCAGTTGGTACAGTTCTTGTAAAAGCATTAGCTCAAGCTACAAGACAATTCATAGAGTTTGAAGATAAACTTAACCAATCTCTTGCAATTATGCAGACAACTGAAGAACAACAGTTGGCTATGGCAAGAGCTTCTCGTCAAGTTGCAATAGAATCTCGTGTATCAGCAAGTGAATCAGCAGAAGCATTTTTCTTCCTAGCGTCAGCAGGTTTAGACGCTGAACAATCTATATCTGCACTTCCTCAAGTTACCAAGTTTGCTCAAGCAGGTATGTTTGATATGGCACTTGCTACTGACTTGGCTACTGACTCTCAATCTGCATTAGGTCTTACAGTTAAAGACGCAGAACAAAACTTAACAAACCTTACAAGAGTTACTGATGTTTTAGTTAAAGCTAATACATTAGCAAACGCTTCTGTTCAACAGTTTGCAGAAGCACTTACTACAAAGTCAGGCTCGGCTTTAAAAGTTACAAACAAATCTATTGAAGAAGGTGTTGCAGTTCTATCAGCTTTTGCAGACAGGGGTGTTAAAGGTGCAGAAGCAGGAGAAAAACTTAACCAACTACTTAGAGATACAACAAGAGCAGTAGGTAAGAACTCAGAAGTATTTAAGAGATACAATATCAATGTTGTTGATAACGAAGGTAACTTAAAAAACTTAGCAAGTGTTATTGACGAATTAGACAATGGTATGGCAGGTTTGTCAGACCAACAAAAAGCAGTTTTATTAGACCAATTAGGACTTAATCGTGGTGTTGCAGACGCAGTAAAAATCTTATCAGGTGCAGGAGACCAAATACGAGAGTACCAATCTGCATTAGAAAACGCAGGTGGAGTTACTGATGATGTTGCTAATAAACAAGTGGAATCTCTACAAGGTCAATTAGAGATACTTAGTTCTAAATTTACCGAAGTAGGACTAAGAGTTGTGGACGCTTTAGCACCTGCTTTGGAAGGTGCAATAGGATTATTAGACGGAATGTTAGATTCTTTACTTGGTGTTGATAAAGGACAAGATGAAATTATAGACTCAACAGAGAGATTTGCTGAAGCTCTTGGAACAACAACTAAGCAATCATTCTCTACTAACTCAGCACTAAACGACCAACTAACTTCTGAAAAACAATTAAGAGATGAGACAGAAAATATAATTGATACTTATAGAACTCTTACAGACGGACTTAGATTCCAAGAAGCAATACAAAGAGACTTAATTAATAACACTCACGAATTAGATAGAGAAACAGGAACTCTTAATAGTACAAAAGAAGAATCAGTTGAAATCACAGAAGAAGAAATAGAAGCAGAGAAGAAACTTGCTAAAGATAGAGCAACGGCAGGTCTTGACGCTCTTAAGAATCTTAATGACGCATATCAAAACTTAAGAGATATAGAACAAGACAGACTAGACCTTATAGATAAAGAAGCTCAAGCATTAACAAAACTTAATGACGAGAATGAAAAACTCAAACAAGCAAATGAAAAAGTAACAAAAGCAAAAGAAGATTTTGAGAAGATTTCAGGTCTTGGTGCAAAAGTAACTAATGAAGAAGCCTTAGCTATTGCAAGACAAAAAGAAGAAATTGCAAAACTAGAAGCAGAAGAAGAAAAATCAGAAGTTCAGAAACTCCAACTTGCAGTAGCAAGAGAGAGATTAAATAAGATAATTGAACAATCAACTGCAATATCTCGTGAAGAAGAACAAGCATTAAGAAATATTGAACGAGCTGAAGCTGATGTAGTAACTCAAACTGATAAAGTTGCACAAGCACAGAAAAAATATCAAGACGCACAAGAAGAATTAGCTAAAGCTACTGCTAATTCAACTGAAAACATTTTAGAACAGGCTATTGCAAAGCAACAACTTGATGAAGCCTTATCAGACCTAAGTGGTGCAACAACATTTAAAGACGGTATTGCAGAGATAGTTAGACTTATTGGTGGAGACTTAGATACATTAACAGGTCAATTTAGGGCATTGTTTAATTTATCAGGTAGAACAATCGGCAACGAAACTATGCCTGATGTTACAAATAAAGTAGTTGATGATTTAGAAGAAATAGCTGACGAATCTAAACCACCAACAACAACAGGTAAAAAATTTAATACTTTAGGAGTTCAAACTTTTGCTGATAATCTTGACCCACTTACTGAAGGTATAGTTGGAACGGGTGGTGGAAGTAATGTTGTTATTACTGTTAATACAGGTGCATTATTAGGTAGTAAAAATGAAGTGCAAGTTGCAGTTGTAGAAGCTCTAGAACAAGCAAAAAGAAAAGGTATAACGGTTGCTACTTAATGAGTGTAAACTTTGATTCCAATGTATCTCTTACCTTAGAAGTTGCTTTTGATTCAGAGCCTTTTGATGAAACACAATCCTTTACAGATATAACTTCTTACCTTAGAGCTTTTACAACTAGGCGTGGTAGAGCAAACGAATTAGGAGAGTTTGTTGCAGGTACAATGAGTTTTTCTGTATCTAATGCTGACAATAGATTTAATCCTAACAATACTTCAAGTCCTTATTATGACTCAGGTAATGCAAGAACAAAAATACAACCACTTAAAAGAGTGAGAATGTCTGCAACTTATGATTCGTCTACTTACAGAATTTTTGAAGGTTTTTTGCAATCAGTTCCTGTAAAGTTTATATCTGAAGGTGCAGACTCTATTGTTACTTTTACTTGTGTGGACGCATTTAAGATATTTCAATCATCTCAGTTAGACGGTGTTGGTTGGAGATTAGGTCTTGCAGGTTTCTCTGAACTTGGTTTATCTACAAGATTATCTTATGTTGATGAACAAGAATTAAGCTCAGCAAGAATTACTAGAATATTAGACGCTATTGGATTCCCAAGTAATCGTAGAGATATACTTACAGGAACAAAACAAGTTATATCACAAGCAATAACAACAAATGTTTTGACAGGACTAAGAGAATGTGAAACTGCTGAGAATGGACAGTTCTTTATTTCTAAAGACGGAAAAGCTACCTTTAGAAATAGAGAATATAAATTATCAAATACAAAAGCAGTTAATGTTCAAGGTATATTTAGTAATGACGGAAGCAACTTACCTTATACAAATGTCTCAACTTCCTTTGATGATAATGAGATTATAAATGTTTACGAATGGCAGAGAAGTGGTGGCTCAATACAATACAAAGCCGATACTAATTCTGTTTTAAGATACAGAGCTAAGGAATCAAATAAATCCACAATAAATATTTCAGACGGAGATGTTTTGTCTATAATTGAACAGAAGATAGCAGAGACATCTTTACCTATTGTTAGAATTGACAACTTGACTTGCAATCCTAGAGAGAACACATCTCTTTGGGAACAAGTTTTAGGTAGAGAGTTCGGAGACAGAATATCTGTTAAGATAGTCAATGTGGACGGCAGTAGCTTTACAGATGAGCTATGGATTGAGTCAATAGCACATAGTGTTAATGCTTCAAGTCAAAGTTGGTCTTGGACGGCTACATTAAGTCCTGCAGGAAGCTCGGCTTGGATATTAGGACAAGCTAAACTAGGAGAAGGAACAAGATTTGTTTATAGTTAGGAAGGTTAATTAAATATGGCAGGTGCAGGTTGGAAAAGTTATAGCACAGGAGATTTAATTAGTGCTACAGAGTTTCAGACTTTTATACAAGACCAAGTAATACAAGTGTATGCAGACGCAAGTGCGAGAGATACTGCATTAGGCACTTCTGACGCTGAGGGTATGTTTTGTTTTCTAAAAAATGACGGCTCAGGTAACAAAGTATTACAATTTTATAATGGCTCAAGTTGGGTCAATTTTATTGGCGAAGGAGACATTACAGGTGTTACGGCAGGAACAAACTTATCAGGTGGTGGCTCATCAGGTGCAGTAACAGTCAATTTAGCTATTGATTCAGAAGTAGCTTTTGCCGACCAAGTAGCAAGTGCAATAGTATTAAAAGATTATTCAGAAACAGATGTAGCATTAACTTCATCATCAAACGCACTAGCAATAAATTTAGCCAATGGTAATACAGGAAGTATTACTCTTACAGAAAACATAACAGATTTTGATTTTACAAATGTACCAACTAATGGTGTTTCAACATTTACACTACAAATAACACAACACGCTTCAAGCTCAAAGACAGTAGCAATTAATCAAATTACGGTTAATGGTGGTGGACACGTTACAGGCAAAACGGCAGGTGGTGGTGGATATACAGTTTCATCAGGTGCAAATGCAATAGATTTAGTTACTTTTTTATTTTTTGACGCAGGAACTCCATTAATAAACGCATTACAAGAATTTAGTTAGGAGTCTTTATGCCTTTAGGTAGTGCAAGATTTGGTCTAAGTGGTGGTGCAGTTCAAGATTTAGTATTAATTCAAACACAAACACCTAGTGCAGTTGCAAATATAGATTTTACAAGCATTAGTGAAAGTAAATACAAAATTCATTTTGTAACTTATACTCTTAAAGGTGCAAGTTTTGAAGAATTTGGTTGTAGATTTATAGAGAGTGGAACTGTTGAAAGTAGTAGTGTTTATAAAGAAGGACATTTTATAATATTGTCGCAGGGTAACAGTGAAGATAGTAACGCACAGTTACACGATAGAAGTACTTCAAGAACTTCCATTAGAATTGGCGAAAGTTCGGCAAGTGCAGTAGGCGAAGGTGGTAGTGGTTATTTTTACATATACAACGCAGGAGATAGCAACTTATATACTTCTATAAGTAATCATCATTTAGGACTTAACAATAGTAACAACATATCTAAATCACACGGTGGGGGAACTATGAATCAAAAAAGCACAGTAGACGGATTTAGAATTTTTGGTAAAAATAGTGGTAGTAATCTTACAGGAACAATTTCTTTATATGGAGTTTCCTTATGAGTATAGAAAAAATTAAATCAGTTGAATTAACTACAGGTGTTCAAACTATGCAGATAGATGATATATTTTCTACTGATTTTACTTTATATAAAATAGTTGGCGTTGGAATAGTTGGACAGAACTCAACTGATACAGGTACAAATATGAGATTAGTAAAAGCGTCAGATGGTAGCGTAGAGAGTGGAAGTGTTTATGAGTATGCAATATATAACTTAAAAGCTGAAGCTAGTTTTTCTGACAGTGAAACAACAAACGATACTCGGTGGTTTAACACTTTTGGTGGCTCAGATGATAGTGGTAGAGCAGGTAATGGTGTAATTTATGTTGGTAATCCATTTCAAGCATTTTCAACTGCTTGTATTTGGGAAAGTACAGAATACAATTCAGACAATCATAGGTCTAGGTGGGGTATTGGTAGAATACAAAACACAACTTCTTATGATGGAATTGTTGTTGATATGAACGAGAGTGCAAGTAGAATTGGTGGTGGAAAACTTGTGGTGTATGGAGTATTATGAGTAGTTTTGTTCAACTAAGTACGGCTACTGCTAGTAATAGTGGCTCAGTTACATTAACAGGTATAACAAGTGCTTACAATGTCGCAGTTTTATTTTATTCTGATGTCGTTCCTGCTACTGATGGTGCAGATTTAACAGGTAGATTTACACAGAGTGGAAGTCCAAACTCAAATAGTAATTATGTTATGGGTTTAGCTTACGCTAGAAGTGATAGGTCTTTTATCTCAAGTTCAGGGGATAACTTAGGACTTGCAGGTAGAGATTCTATGAGTATGTCAGGCTCAACAGACAATTCAAGCACTTCAGGTCATCACGGTGTTGCTTATATATATTCTGCTAATGACAGCAGTGATAATACTAAATTAGTTATATATAACAATTATCTTTCTTCAGGTGGTACGCAAATAATGTTGGGACAGTTTGAAGGGGCAATATTAAAAGAACAAACTACTGTGGACGGAATACAGGTTTTCTTTGATAGTGGTAATATAACAAAAGGAAATTTTGTTTTGTACGGTATCAAACAATAATTTATAATGATAATATAGGAGAGTTATGGCTACAAAAGAAGAACTACAAGCATTAGCAGACCAAGAAATTGAAGACGCTAAACCTTTAAATAAATCAGTCAATGGTGTTGTTTCAGAATTTTCTGATGACGATTACGCACAAGCTAAAATAGATTTAGGTAATAGCAAGTGGAATGCACAACAGTTTGGTTATATTGAAGCTAGACAAAATGCTTACCCTTCATTTGCAGACCAACTTGATGAAATTTACCATAATGGAATAGACGCTTGGAAAGTAATTATTAAAAAAGTTAAAGACGACAATCCAAAACCTAGCTAATGCAAAGAAGAAGATTCCGTAAAGAACAACACGAATGGACTTACGAAATTACTTACAATGGGAAGGTAAAAAGATATGAAACTTGATGTATTGAGATTTCAATATGGAATTGACGCAACAAATAGTCTTTTGTTTGTGGATTCTGTATTTGAATGTTACGGTCTCGAAGATGAAATCAGATTAGAGAAGAAAATAATGTCTGAAACTGCAATACCTGAAGGCGAATACGAAATAAAATTTAGAACTGTTGGTGGCTATCATACACGAGAAAAAGCAAAGTATGATAAGAAGTTTGGTGTAGGTTGGCATAAGGGTATGTTGGAACTACAAGATGTGGAGAATGATAAAATGTCCTTCAAGTATGTCCTTATCCACTCAGGAAATTCGGACGAGAATACGGCAGGGTGTTACTTGGTCGGGCAAACTCAACAAGATTTAGATATGAGTAAAGACGGATTTATCGGCTCGTCAAGATTGGCGTATGAATCCTTATATCCAAAAGTGCGAGACGCATTACTTAATGGAGAAAAAGTAACAATGAAATTTCAGAATGTAAATCTAGGCAACGAGATTTCTAACAAACAAAGCCCTGATATGATTAGCCCTTCAATGCTCAAAGATGATATATCTGAGATTAAGGGTTTGATGATACAACTTTTTGCTAAACTAGAAGGCAAACACATAACCTAATCAAAGGACAACTTGCATTTAATATGTCATATTTGCAACCAACCCACCAAACTTTATAAAGTTGGTTATAAGTGTGTCTATAAAAAATGCAAACTATATGGTAAAGTGTTATATGGCAACCCACAAATTAAGGAAGAAGAATAGTGAAAGATAAAAATTATTGGAAATTTATTATTACTAAAGCGTTCCGTACAGGGTTGCAATCAGCAATATCTTTGTACTTAGCACAATCTTCAGGAATCATAGACGCAAATATTATAGAATTAATCGGTGTTGCTTTTATGAGTTCTGCATTAAGTGTTATTCAAAACGGCTTAGAACAATATAAACCAAAGCAAACATTCGACAATAATTAAAAGGTGCTTAACCTAAAGAAGTTAATTTGTATTACTTCTGTATGCTTTATTGCAGTTCCAATACCTGCATTTGCATATCATACAGAGACACAAACACCTTATGATATAAGTAATGTACTTAATAGTAATGACGGAAGTATTACAGTAAGTTGGCAAGAGTCTGACGGTGCTGAAGATAATCAACCTGAATACTACATTGTTTATATTGGACTTACTGAAACTGCTGATGATGTGTCAGAACAAACTACTTTTGGTTTTACAGAAGCATTGTCTTGGCAAAGTTATACATTTACTGCACAATATTTATATGATGAACTATCTGTTGATAATCAAAAAATTTATGCAAAGGTAAAAGCATTTCACGATACAAATGGTACAACTAGCGACTTTACACCTGTTGAATCTGTATTATATGATTATGATTATGTACCTACTTCAACGACATCTAGTACGACAACAAGCTCTACCACATCATCAACGACTACTTCCACAACTACGACTACGACTACAACTATTAATCCACTTGATATTGAGAGAAATAATAATGAAGCTGAAACAGGTGTTAGAGAAACTAATCAAGAACGCCAAGACAGAGAAGATAAAGAATATGAAGAATGGTTGGCTCGTGAAGAAGCTAAAAGAAAAGCTGAACAAGAAGCAGAAGAAGAACGACTTAGGTTAGAAGAAGAAGCTCGTATTGAAGCAGAGTTAGAAGCTCAAAGACTTTATGAAGAAGAACAAGAACGCTTAAGAATAGAAGAAGAAGAACGAATACAAGCTGAATTAGAAGAACTTGCAAGAATTGAAGCTGAAAAAGAAGCAGAGATACAAGAACAACTAGAAGAATCTATTGACTTAGAAGAACTAGATTTACCTGAAGAAGAAGTCCAAGAGTTAATTGACACTATACAAGAGATACAAGAACAAAACCTCGAAGAAGTGTTTGCTATAGAAGAAGAAATAATAGAAATAGAAATTCTAGACTTTGAAGATATTATTATTGTGTTTGAAGAAGATGAAGAAGAAATAATACCAATAAAGGAAATTTTTGAAGAAGATGAGTTGGACAAAGAAATACTTGGAGATGACTCCGAGACAACGCAAGAGATTCAAGAAGAAGATGAATCAAGCGAAGAAGAATTAGAATTTGTAGAAATAGAACTTACTGAAGAAGAAATACAAATAGAAGTAGAAGAACTTACCGAAGTTATAGAAGAAATAGTTGTAATAGATATACCTGAAGTAACTGAAGAAGAACTTGAAGAATTTAACGAAGAAGAATTACAAGAATACGAAGAAGCAAAGGAAGAAGCCATTGAAGAATTTGTTGAAGAACTTGAGACAGAAGAAGTTATACAAATACTTGAAGAAGTTAATGACGCAGGATTGGAAAACCTTGACGAAGTTAGCGAAGATGTACTTGAAGTTGTAGCTCAGGTTGTCGAAGAAGTAATAGAGATAGCACAAGAAGAAGTTTTAACTGATGAACAAGTAGAAGTTGTTGCAGAAGTTTTAGGATTTGAAGAAACAGATGATGTTGAAGTCTTAGCTGAAGCAATTAAAGAAGATAAAACTATTGAAAAGGCAGTAGAAGAATTTGTTGATAGAGCAGTAGAGAACGCAGATGTAGAAAACTACACACTTGCAGACGCTACAACAGAAATTGCTTTTGAATCTTTAGTAGCAGGAGACTTTAGTGTTATTATAGATGTTGATTTAGACGCAATAGATTTAACAAACATATCAAATGATATGACACAAGATACTAAGGAAAAGGCTCAAGAAGTTTTAGTTCCAACAGTAATTGTAAATATCATATCGTTTGTAAGGAGATTTAATTGATAAAGAAATTGTGGTCTTGGTTTATAGAAGCAATAAAAGAAACACTTAATCTTGCGTGGACTTTATCAGGTTTGGCGATTGCTACCCTGACTTTGACAGGACAAGCTCAAGTAATAACATTTTATGCAACAGTAATTACCCTTATTATTTGGTTGATTACAATAAGGTTTAGAAAATAATGTGTATGATAACTAAAAAAGATGACGGCTCTTTTGTGCAGATATGTAACTGCAAACACGGAAGCGTAAATTGTAAGGAGAACTAATGGCAGATAGTGGAATGACTAATAAAGAAATGTTAATGCTTGTCTTAGAAGGACAAGATAAAATAAATTCTCGCATTGATGAGCTTCACGAGAAGGTAAATACAAAGATTTCTAGGTCAGAGCTTATGGCTACGGCAACCTTTATTGTTCTACTTATTGGTGGAATAATCCAATATTCTATGTAAATTAGCCATTTAGAGCCGTTTTAAGAGCATATTTGTAGCATTTAGGTATAACTTACCAC